CCTGCCGGAGTGGATGCGACAGACGGTGCCTTTTGGCGAGGCTGCGAACGGGAGGGAAACGCGCCACCACCAGACGCTAAGTTACCATCATCATCATCGGCATTCAATCCGAACATCGTCATTAAACTTGCGCGGCGCAGATATGTCACGCAGCTAATATAAGATTGCGGCGTGTTTTTTTCTGGCCGCACCGGTATTGCACTGGTGAACTGTTCGCCGGTTTCAACGTGCGCCACAACCGTCACAATGCAGTCGTCACTAAAGAACTGTTGGAACGACAAGCCAAAGTCAGCAATGCCGTTCAGCGCAGTCAGCACATCGCCCAGCGTGCTATATTGGCTTTTGAACATCGGGTTTTTACCAGACTTGCCAACCGTTGCCGCCTTGCGGAAATCGTTTAGCGCACTGTTCAATTTCATATTTTCCATAACTCTTTTGCCCTTTCAAGCCACTCTTGTTTCATTTTCCATTGATACATATGACCCCAGTCTGGGTCGGTGATCGAGGCCAACACTTTCGGATCGGTGCTGACGGTCAACAGGTTTTGCCGGATCAACGCTTTTTGACGCATTTCATTCAGCGCGTGATTGATGCCGTCTGATTGCAATTCCTCGCAGTTATATGCGTTGAATATTACTGCATCGTGTTCTGCTATATAAATGATTGATGGCGTAACGCGCAGCGCGTGCCAGTAAATAGCGGCTTGGCATATGTGGGCGAACTCCGGCTTTTTAGGCAGCGTAGCCTTCGCCCAGCCTTGTGACCCGTCTTTCAACAGCTTTGTTTTGCGCGGGGCTTTGGTTTTCATTTCGCCAAACATCGAGCCTTCAACAAGCAAATCGACAAAGCCAAGGATCGGCACGTTAACATCATCTAACCAACATTCAATGCGTTCTTCATCAATCGCGCCGGTAAAACCGTTTTCTACACAAATATTCACACCCTGATGCACCATTTGCGGGATACATTCACGAAACTTCACACGCAGCACATCATCTTCATCTGCCGGATGGAAATCAAAAGCGATCTGCGCGGCTTCAATAGCTTCATCAATATCAGCCCCGTGGCACACTATAGACTGCACTGCGGTATGGACGCTGGTTCCGATAGCTGCACGTTCACCAACGCCAACATCGCGGCGTTCTTCGTTGGTTAAATGCAGATAGTCAAATATCCATTTTGCCGGTGAGCGTAGAAGCTGGCTGGCCGATAAATGGCTAAACCCTGCGGTTTTCCAAAGTTCACTGATTTCCCGTTTTTTCATAGCAACACCCTAGACCAGATTGTTCCCAAAGCGCAACAGTTATTTTTTTGCTTTACAGATTAGGGGCTGATGGGCAATGCTAGGCAAAATTCAACGGGGGCACATATGTCTGGATCAAAATCAAGAAACAAAGGTCGCGGCTATGAATATGAAATAGCCAAAGAACTTTATGACCATCTTGGATTGCATTTTGTGCGGGAACTGGATCAGACGCGGCAAGCGCATCTTGGCGATTTGGTGACGACTGATTGCGACTTTCCGCTGGTGATTGAATGCAAAAGATACAAATCTGGCGTGTCCGGTGAATGGTGGTCACAAGTCTGCACTGCCGCTGCGGTCGCTGAAAAACTGCCAGTGCTGTTTTACCGGCTAGACAGGATGAAGACCCGCGTGCGCTTGCCAGTGGCGGCGATTGTCGGGCTGGCTGGCTATTCGGCAAACCAAGATATCGCAGAACAGTATGATTGGCGATATGCCGTTGAAACTGATCTGGACACTGCAATGATGATAATTCGGGAGATGCTTGCAAATGGGGCGTAATATGGACACCGTGGGCGACCGCGAATATGTGATGATTTCAAGTGAAACTTGGATTGATGTGAAGGACTTGACAGTCGAAATCTTCAAAAGCAAAACGGGCGTTGAAGTGCGTGTATTGCCGCGCAATTCAGATAATGGCGTTGAGCCTTTAGGCGTGATCCGCGCTGATTTCATATCAACAACGTCAAAACGTCATAACGTCATACCATTTTTCCGAAAGGGTCACTTTAATGATCCAAAGCGGTGATGGTAAATTTGCCATATTATATGCACAAGGCAGATGCCCCAAATGTCGTGGGTATTTGCAGCAAGATGGCGATGTTTATGTTTGCGAAATATGCAAAATGACACATAAAGGAGTGGAAAGTGGAAACCGAACACAATCTGAAGATGGAATTGTTGACGATTGCTGACATCGGCACAGCGTGGAAATGCGAACCGGTGAAACTGCCGCAATATTGTCAGCTTGATTTTGCCCTAACTAGGCAAGGCAAGATTGAAGCATTTGCCGAAGTTAAGTGTCGGACGTTTCCGCGTGACAGGTTTAAAACGTCACTGATCCATCTGCACAAAATGATGTATGCGCGACAAGTGGCTTTTGAGACTGGCATCCCGACATTTTTGATTGTGCGCTGGACTGATTATATCGGTGCTTGCAGCTTCAAAGTGGATTTTGCCACGACTATCGGTGGCAGACGGGATCGCGGCATTGAGCGTGATTTTGGTTTAATGGCCGAAGTGCCAATCAGCGAATTTCATATGGTAAGGGAATTAAATGAAACGATCTGAAGCACTGGAAAAGGTGCAGCAAATATTGGGTGAACGTGGTGCGTCTTATGGCGATCTGCGGAAAAACTGGACGCAAACTAGCCAGATGATGAGTATGGTGGTCGGCAAGGATGTAACGCCGGAGCAGTTTGGCGCGATGATGATTGCTATGAAGCTGTCAAGGCTTGCCAACAGCGAATGCAGCCACGTTGACAGCCTGTTGGATATTATCGGTTATGCAGCCCTAACTTTGGAGATTATCGGCGATGAATGAATTTTTGTTGCCAGATGATAATGTGCAGATCAGTTTTAGCGGCGGCAGAACTTCAGCTTATATGTTACACCGCATTTTAGAAGCAAATAACGGCTTGCCAGATCGTGCTGTTGTGACGTTTGCAAACACTGGCCGCGAAATGCCCGAAACATTGGATTTTGTGCAGGAATGCAGTAATCGGTGGAATGTTGTAATTACTTGGCTTGAATATACAAGAAAGGATGGCAAGCCTATTGCAACTGTTGTCAGCCACAATTCTGCAAGCAGAAATGGCGAACCCTTTGCAAAGTTGATAAAAGAAACTAGAAACGGTCGCGCTTTACCAAATCAACAATGGCGGTTTTGCACTGAAGAATTAAAAGCAAAAACATTAAGCCGGTATCTGACAAAATATTTGGGCTGGGATTTGTGGTCGGCAGCAATCGGAATAAGGGCAGATGAGGCTCATCGCACAAAAACAAAGCGGAGAGGACGACAAATTCATTGGTATCCGCTTTCTGACGCCGGAATAACAAAACGTGATATTTATGATTTTTGGCAGAAACAGCCATTTGATTTGCAGCTTGAAAACGTGAATGGCACAACACCACTTGGAAATTGCGATATGTGTTTTTTGAAAAGCGAAAAGATTTTAGCAAACATCGCAAAGATTATGCCAGAACGCGCTAGTTGGTGGATTGAAATGGAAAATAAAACGGGGTCAACATTTAGAAAAGATCGAAATTTGCAAGAATTTACTAATTTTGTAAATCGTCAATCTGACTGGGTTTTTGAAGAAGAAGGGTATTTTTGCCAACAAGATGGCGGGGAGTGTACGGGATGAGCATTAAAGCACTGGATTGGGCGATGGATGCGCCTGTTCAAGACCCGCTGGCAAAGCTGGTGTTGATCGTAGTCGCAAACCACCACAATGACGCAAGGGGCGTTGCTTGGCCGTCTGTCGGGCATATTTGCCACGTTACCGGCGCAGCGGAACGCACTGTTCGGGCTAAGTTGAAAAAGCTGGAAGATGGTGGCTTTTTGATCCGCAATCATCGGTCTGGAAGGTCAACAGAGTATACCCCTGCATATCTCGCACCCCTGCACCAGATGCAGGACACCCCTGCACCAGATGCACCCATAACCATTAAAGAACCGTTAAAAAGAAATAAGGGGAAAACTAAAGTTGTTGATTGGGAACCTGATGAAGCTGATCGCCAATTTGCTGAAAGCAAAGGACTGGATGCCGCTGACGTATTAGAGGCAATCCGGCTATGGGATAAACAGAACGGCAATAAAGCCGCCTACGTTGATCTGACAGCCTTTTGGCAGAACTGGTGCATCAGAGACAGCAAAAAGAAGCCAAAGCGCGTCACAGGCCATTCTAAGCCGTTTAATGGGCAATCAAGCGAATGGACACCGCCGCAGCGCAAGATGATCACGCTGGATCAGTGGCAAAGGCTTAGTGACGGGATGCGAACTTTTTACAAACAGAACCGGCCAGACGTAATTGCCGAATTGAAGAAAGTTGGTGCTGATGTGTAAAAAGATGTGAATGGGTGTTGACAGTATGCTGGAAAAGGCGCAAGGTAAGTCATTAACAAGGAAACGGGAGTTTCAAAATGGCTAAACTTACTAAAAAGCAAAAAAGATCAATTGAGATGGTTGCAATTTATTATTCATTCGCATTGGAAGAATTAAAAAAAAATGGCGTTACCAATAAATATGACGAACACGTTTGGATGTACGTTTGCAATCGTGACGAGCTTGGCTTGGAAGTTGCCGAACACGAGCGTCGTGCAGCAGATCGGTATTGGCAATCAAAAGAAAAGGCGGCGGCATAATGCCCCGCCTATTTGTCATAGCAATATTGGTGGCCGGTTGTTCTTATACGCCGGTCGCTGATCTGCGGGTCAGCGGTGATAAAGCGCAGCTTTACCAGCGTGACCTTACTGAGTGCCGCCAGCTTGTTGATGAGGCGTTATCGCCACTGCAAGTAGGGGCAAAGCATAAATGGCTTAATGATTGTCTGCGCGGGCGTGGGCATAGCGTGTTGGGGGTCTGATATGGTTAAGGATGCAATTGGAATGCTGTTTGTGACCGCACTGGTCATTACGTTTGGCACTAACGCAATCACAGATGAGTACAACATCTGGAGTTTAATGGTGCGGTTCGGTGGCTGAAGAAATTGAATGCCCAGAATGTCTGGGCGATGGCTGGCTTGTTTATTGGGTGGGCAAGCGCGGAGCCAATGACCCTTGTGGCAGCGAAGTGCAAGATGATTGCGATGTGTGTCACGGGTCGGGGATGATAGAGAACCCAGATTGGAGTGGATAAATGGACAAACGAATAGATCAATCAATGCGCTATGAAATCACAAAGATTTTGCGTAATAGGCTAAACAATGATCCAGATATGCGGGAAATGCTGGAAAACATATGTTTAGAATTGTGGGATGAAATCACCTGTCATTATTCTGAGTACATTGACGAAACAAACGGGATATTAGATGAGGCCGGTGAATACTGCCCTTATATCGCTGGCATAACGATTTGGGATGAAATGAAAGCAGAATATCTTTATGTGCCTTTGACAACTATTGAATTTAATCATCTTGAGCATATGAATGATGTGCTTGGCGATGCAAAGGTAATGCTTAATATGTACCACGAAATCTGCGATGGCAAAGTTTCTGCATAACGTCAACAACAAGGGGAAGCAAAGGGCGGCATTGACCGCTTTTTGTTTTGCGAATAACCTAGCGCGATGGATGACTGTTGTTTGTTTTTTGAAAATGAAGTCGATTGCGGCATATGTGGTGAGCCGACTTATGCTATTGTTGAAGCCAACAGTGGCACAATCAATTGCACAGAGTGCGATGGTATTATCTTTGACGCACGCGATTGCCACGGTACGGTCGTCATATTGGAATTAGATAGCGAGACACATCACTAATGCAGATTAGCGTCAAGAGCAATATCAGCACGTTTGCAAAGGCAATGGATGCGTTTGGACGCAACCAGATACCATTTGCCACGGCTAAAGCACTAACAACAACAGCGTTCGATGTTCGCAAGCAGATCGTTGACGATACCTATCCAAGCAGCTTCACAGTACGCAACAAACGGTTTGCAAGCACGATGTTCCGCGTTGAGCCAGCTAACAAGCGCAACCTAACAGCGCGTGTTTATGACCGGCTAGGGCGTGACTATATGACAACGCAAGCTGAAGGTGGGTTGAAGCGGCCACGCGGCAACAACATTGCAATCCCGTCAAGGCAAATCAAACGCACAGCATCGGGCAAGGTGCCAAAGGGCAAGCAACCGCGTAACGTGCTGGGCGGCAGGGGATACCGGACAACGCTAGACAGTGGTCAGCCTGTTATCGCTGAACAAGTAGGGCGTGGGGCAGCGCGTAAACAGCGCGTGCTGTACCTGTTAGAGAAGATTGCACGCATTCCAAAGCGGTTTCCGTTCTATGAAGATGCAAACAAAACGGCTGGCAGGATGTTTGACCGAAATTTCAAGAAAAGCTTTGCGTTTGCCAAGCGCACAGCGCAGCGCAAAGCAAAAGGTACTTTCGGCAAGTGACTATCGGGGGTAACGCGCGACC